GCGGCGACTCGGCCATCAGACCGCCGAACCCGCCGACCAGGCGGCCGGGGCGCGCGGCCTTGAACCGGCGGACTTGGCGGCGGACAACGGGCTCGACGCGCGCCGGGGCAGGGTCGGGCCTGCGGCCGAACATGCGGCCCAGAAGGCCGGGGCGGTTTTCCTTGTCAGCCATGCTAGAACCTCATGCGTTGATAACGGGGGCCGGGGCGGCGGCCTCGGGCCAGGGCGTCCTCGGCCTGCACTTCCCGCATGAGGCGGGCGCGGGTGTTGCGCAGGACCTCGAACGGAACGCGGGTCAGGGACCGGCCCTCGATGGAGTAGGACTCCACGTTCTTGGTGATCCGCCCTTCCAGGACCGCATTGATCGCGTCCAGCATCTTGCGGGCGGCGGTGCGCGTGTCCCCGGCGCCGGCCGGGTCGGGTGCGACCTCAAGGGCGCCCGCGCAGACGGTTTGCCGCGCACCATCTGACGTGCGGGTGGCAAACAGGGTCCAGGCATAGGTCCCGGCCGCAAGGGTGGCGGTTGTCGCCGCTGCGACCGTCACCCCCCACCCGTTCGCGTCGGCCACGGCCGGGGCGGTGGTGGGCGTCCCGCCCGCTTTCGGGGCCAGCACATAGGACAATCCGAACGTGTCGGCCGGGTAGGCCGTTGCCAGCCCGTCCGCCCGCCATTGCCACAGATCGCCCGCCACCAGGCGGGACGGAACGCCCTGGCCCGGCGTGAATGCGTTGTCCGACATGTCAGAATCTCCGCTTTGGGTGAGGCGCGCTACCCTCGCGCGCGGGCGGCGCGCCAGTCGGCCAGGGCCGCATTTTCGGTGTGTGGGTCCTCGGCCGCCGGGTCGGCGGCAGGCTCCCGGATCGCCTCGATATCGCGGATCGCGGACACCGTGTCCCGGACCTCGGCCCCGGACGGGGCGCGGACGTTTCGGAAATGGTGCAACTCGCGCGCGCCGAAATAGAACCCTACCACCGCGCCGATGATCCACCAGAGCGGATCGGGGATCACCGCAAGCCCCTGCATCCGCGCCGCGAACCCTATGGGATCGTTCATCGCGTAGGCGAAAAGACCGATGGTCGCGAAGGCCAGAATCGGGCGGGGAAGGCGGTTGAGGCCGTCCACCAGCCCGTCGAACCAGGATCGGGGCGGGCGGTTGAACTCCGCTCCGAACTGGCCCAGGGCGGCCTGGTACGCCTCGGCCTGGGCGGTCTCTCGGGCGGCCTTGTCGCCCGCGAACACGCGGCCCACCTCGGCCGCGCCTTCCGCGATCTGGCGGACACCGCCGCCAAACAGAATGTTCCAGAAGCCCATGATTACCTCCACCCCGCAACGCGGGCGCGGTGTTCCGCATCCGTCAGGTGATACCGTGGCGAAATGAATTCCTCGGCTCGCGTGATCCAGCCGCCCTTGCCGCCGTCGCGACGGCGGGCGTATTTGCGGGACGCCGGGCGGCGATCCGCAAGCCGGTAATAGAAATCGCGCCGGGCGATCCCGTAGGCGTCCGCCAGGAAATCGCCCATTTCGTCATGCGCGCGGTGGGCGGCGGCGGCGGTCAGCGGGCCGATAGCGCCGTCCGCCGTCAGGGCCGCGCCCTCGATCCCGGCGCTGTTGATCAGCCGTTGCAGGATTTTGACCGCATTGGACCCGGCGTTCACGTACATGTCGAACACCGTTGCGTGAAGCGGCGCGGGCAGGCGCGGGATTTTCGGGCCGTGGAAGTAATGGCGCAGGAATATCTCCACCGCCTGGTCCACGGTCAGGTCCTTCACGTCCGCCACGTCCACGTCGCCGTCGCCGTCCAGGTCCTGGCCAAGGCGGCGCATGGTGTGGATGGTCACGCCGAAATTCGTTGCGCCGCCGGGATCGTCTTTGTCGTTCACGAAACCGCCTTCCCGGCGGACGATTGCGGCGGCGATGGTATGGGGGGACTGCATGGTCCGGCCTCCTGATTTGTGATGAAACTGGCGGTAGTGTGGGCGCGGCGGTGCGCGGGTGAGGCGGCCCACCGCGCCATACGGGCCGGGCCTCACCCCCACCCGTCAAAGGACCGGCGACCCCTGCGGGCCTTCTTCCGCTTGCGCGGTGCGCGCTTCGCGGTCCGGTCCTGGACCTCCTGGTCCTCGCCCGCATCGGGCGGCAGGACCGTAAAGGCGTTTTCGGGGCCGATCACCGCCCAGATGGGCGGCCGGGACCAGTCGATTTTTTCGACCCCCAGGACGATGGACAGGGCCAGGTCATAGACGGCCAGGTCCAGCGCTTCGTTGCGTTTGAAGCCGGGGCGCTTTTCCCATCCCTTCGCGGTCCGGCGCTCGGCCGCGAACTCCGCGAAGATTTCGGACGGCGCGCCGCGCGGAATGTGGATCGCCCGCGCGCCCGTGTCCTGGCGCGCCAGGGACGCGGCCACCTCGTCTTTCAGGCGGTCGGTTCCGGCGCGGATCAGTTGCACGTCGCGGGCGACGTGCCGCTTGCCGCGATGCGCGGTTTCCGGGGCCTTGACCTCGGCCCGCTTGCGGCCCTCGCCGCCGAATCCCCGGACCAGGTGAAACCACCTCGGCCGCGCCTTGCGCATCTTGCGATAGAAGGCGTAGGCGTTCGGGGTGACGCCGGGCGCGCCGCCCGCATCGCAGACGGCCCCCAGAAGGCGCAGACCGTGATCCAAAAGTGCCTGCGGCGGTTGTCTGGCGATGCGCTGCAGACCGGTCACGATGTCGATCAGCACGCCGCGCTGGCCGCGCAATTCGGCCAGAAAGTCCGCCTCCTGGACACGCAGCTCGTCGAGGCGCTGTTCCAGGTCCAGAAGGGCGTCCCAATCCTCGCCATAGCGGGCCGGGTCGATCTGCCGGTCCTCGGCCCTGGGTGCGGAAGGCGGCGGGGCGTGAAGGTCGAAGCGGTCCACCAGGACCCTTTCACCCTCCGCCATGTGGGCCATGATCTGGACCACGAAACGCCCGGCCTGCACGTCCACCGCCGCCAGAAGGAAACGGGTTTCGGCTGGGGCCACCTGCCAGAGGTGATCCGTCGCCGCGTCCCGCAGCCCCGACTCGGACAGGGCCGTTTCGTCGGACATGGCGCGCGGCGTGTAGGGCAGGCCAAGGTCCAGGTTCGTGGCCGATTGCAGGGGCTTTTCGTCCCCCGTCCGCTCGAATTCCTCGAGGGCTTCCAGGTATCGCGCCACCACCTGCGACCAGGTGGACAGCGCGGCGGCCGGGCCTTGCAGCCAATAGGACAGGATGGAGGTTTCCCGGATCGCGTCCAGGTCCCCGAACGGGACCAGTCCGCCGTCGCGGGATTCGTGCAGCCAGCGCGCCGTCCGGTTCAACTCGGCCTTCTGGTGGGCCTCTATCACCCCGCCGCAATGCAGGCAGGCCATATAGGCCGCGCGGCCGCGTTCGGTTGGCGTCCCGTCCTCGGGATATTGGAGGCGTGAAAAGGACGGCTCGAATGCGCCGCCACAATCAGGGCAGGTCCAGTAAAGACGGGCGCGCGTCCCGGCGTTATACCAGCCCAGAATCCCCTCGCAGGGCGGGGCCTGGTGGGGCGTGGAAGGGGTCCAGGATTCATCCAGGATCGGGAACCGGGGCGAGGATTCCGCCACCGTCATTCCGCGCGTCCCGGATTGCGTGGTCCGCTTGCGCCCCAGGGCGAAGGCGGGGCCTTGCCCCTCCACGTCCTGATAGGATTTCTGGTCATAGTCGGCCAGCAACACCAGCGGAATGGAGCGGCCGGACAGCTTGTTGTCCACCGGCCAGTCCACGGTCAGGCGCGCGCCGCCGGTGAAGGTCTTTTCATGGACGTTATCCAGGCGCAGCCTGCCCAGCAATTCCGGTGAATTTTTGATCACCGGCCGCAATTCCTGGACCGACCATTCGCGGGCGGCGGCTTGGCTCATGTAGAAGATGGAAGCCAGGCGCGGCGCGGCCAGCACCGAATGGACCCACGGGTTGATGATCAGCCCTTCCGTCTTCGAGGATCGGGCGGGGCCGACGAAAACCACGGCCTCGAACCGGCGCGACAGGGTGGCGTCCATCGGCTCCACCATGTAGGGGGCCACGGCATTGTCCCACGTCTGCCAATGGCCGCCCGCGTTCACCTTGCGGCGGGCGGCGGCCTGCGAAACGGTGATCCGCTCCGGCGGGGCCAGGGCGGGAAGGGCGGCCAGGATGGCGTCCGACGCCGGGCGGAAACCCGGGAGGGGCGCGCCCTCGCGGAATTCCGGGGCGTCGTTCTGCATCATCGCGGCACCTGTCCAATGGGGCGAGGCGGCCGCGCCCGGCGGGTCACTCCACCAACAGCAGCCCCTCGAGGTGGGCGCGCGCGTCTCGCAGGATTTCGTCTAGAATGGCGGTCATCGCCTCCACCTCGGCCCCGCCCAGGCTCAATTCGCGGGCCAGGTGGTCGGGGGCGGCGTCCAGCCCGTCGCGGATCGTGGCGAAGGCGGACTCGAACGCCTCGGCCACGTCATCGGCGCGGATGAATTCCCGGCGCGCATGGGCGGCCAGAATCCATTCCTTTTCCACGCGCAGGGCGTCGGCCTGTTCCTTTGGCGACAGGGCGGCGCGGGCCTGGTCCTGGATGGACCCGCCCAGAAGGTCCAGGCGCATCTGCGCCACCGCATCGTCGGCCACCTTGCGGGCGGATTCCTCGGCCGCCTCCCGGTCCCGCCGCCAGGCATGGGCGACGGACAGGCGGAACACATATGACCGGCCATTGGTGCCGCGCTCCACCCAGGGAATCCTCTCGTCCTCTGGCAGCAGCAGCCACTTGTCTATCGTGGTGGTGGACACGTCTAGGGCGGCGGCCAGTTGGTTCTTGTTGACCAGCACGTCCCGGACGCCATCGGGCATCGGGTGTCTCTCCACCAGCACTTTTTCGCGCCCCTCGAGGGGCGGAAGGTCCGCCACATGGGCGGGTGTTTCCTCCTGCATAACAACAACCCCAATCCAAAACACCACCCGTCAGATTTGCCACACCGACCAAACCAACGGGCGCGCGAATATACCCTCGTGGTTTTGCGGTGGAAGGACCCGTAATCCTCGAGGCCCTAACGGCGGCGGGTGGAGAAAGCCTTGCGCAGGGAACGCTCGAAATGGACGGGGAAGCGGCGGGCGGCCGTTTTCGCGGCGGACTGCCGGAAGCCAAGGCGCGGCTCATAGCTGGCGCGCCCGGTGTAGGAGACAAGCTTGATCAGTTTGCGCCCCTGGCGGCGATAAACGCCCGGCCCACGGCCGCTTCCTTTCGGGCGGCCGGAAAAGACATTCGGTTTCGACACCTGGCGCTTGACCGATCCGCGCGGCAGATTGCCATATTTGTTGACGCGGGCCTTCTGGGGCAGGACGATGGCCCGGCCCTTCGGCCGTCGCGTCCCGCCTTCCTCTTGCATCCGCAGATAGCGCGCCTGGATCGGCTTGACGAACACCCGCGCCTCGAGGCGGCGCTTGCTGGATCGCCGGATCGCATACGCCTTTTTGGTGAAGGGCGTGGGCCTGTCCAGCCTCTTGTCCAGACGGCGGGTTTCGTTCTTCTGGATTTCCCCGGCCGTGGCATTCAGCGCCAGCGACGTGGCGAAGGGCAGTTGCCGCCGCGCCGCGTCCGACAGGTCGCGCTCAACGTCGCGCAAATTGGAATGGAGGCTGATTTGCATGGTGGATCGCCTACCTATCGGACGCGGGGGAAACAGTGGGGAAATCGACCTCGGGCCAGGATGAGCAGGCAGAGACGGGAACCCGTGGCCGATTCCCCCACCGTGCCAATCAGCGGACGTTCGGCCCGTCAAAAGTCAACCCCCCCTTTCTCTCACGCCCAGGGGGACCGGGTTGCGCCGATGGCGGCCGTGGCGCGGTCCGCCGCCGCCATGAAGCCCTCATTCAATGCCGCCATGCGGGATTTTGCCGGGGCAAGGCCGCGCTTGCGCAGGAACGCCTCCATCGACATGTCGCCCAGGCATACGTCGCGCCACAGGTCCAGCGCGCGGACCTCCACCGGGTTGCGGCGGCCCACGCGGATCATCATCTGGGCGCGCGGGCCGTCGCTGTCCTGCACCTGCCCCACGGCGGCCTCGATCCGGCGCAGAAAGCGCACCTGGTCCACGGCGCGGGACTGGCGGCCCTCGCCGGACGGCGCGCCGCCCGATCCGGCGGACCCGGCCAGGCTATCGCGCGGGTTCGAGGCCCCGCCCGCCAGAACAGCCTCGGCCGTGGCGATATAGGTTTCCACCGCCTGACGGGTGGCCGGGGTCAGGCGCGCCAGGATCGCCGGACCGCGACGGCGGAACACCACGTCCACCCGCGCACCGTCGCGGATCGCGGCGGCCTCAAACCTGGACATGTCGGATT